AATCTTCTATACTAATATGCCTTGGGTAACCCCACATCCACCCATACTGCAACACTGCACCCAACGCTTCCTTCAATTTACTTACATCTTTCATACTTTCCTCCATTCACGAAATCTTAATGTTGCTTCTAATCCACTAAATGTGTTCTCGTCAATCATCTTTTGAATTTTACGAGTTGATATTCTATATGCCATATCGTTGATGTCTTTCTCTTCAATGTTATCAGGCCAAATACAAACTTCTTTCCCCAACTCAATCAACCGTTCAACATATGCAACGATATGTTTGTTGCGTGGTTCGTTGTCAAGGATATATGTTATCTCTGAATTTTCAAACCGAAGTGGAACATCTTTTAATGCACCCGCACCAACAAGTGCTGTTGCATTTTTAAGGAACAGAGAATCAATAGGACCTTCTACAACATACACTCGTTTCTTCGGGTCAACTCTCCACAATCCATACCACAATCTATCAATACTTTTGTCACCTTTAATGGTGATATACTTGACAGTATTTCGTGCGTTGTGTTCATCTGACATATTTAATGCACGACCTTGACACGCAACAACATCACCATGACTATTGAAAAATGGAATTACTAATCGTTCGTCCTTACCATAGAGAGTATTATCTGAATCTAATTTGGTGGCGAATGCGGTAAAATCATCAGTGTAGTATAGAAGTTTCCAATGCTCTTTTGGAATCTTTCGCATATTGGCAAACATCACAGCAGGGTGTTCATTAGACAAATCATTAAGACAGACCAACTCGTTTAAGAGTTTGTCTTTCTTTTTGAATTCTGGTTTATTGTCTTTGAATTTAAACAAGTCTTTACCTTTAGGTTTTTTATAGTTTGATTTGCCCGTTTCCCCATTACGGTATCTTTCCATTGAATACTCTTTACATAATGTCGGGGAAGTTTCCTTTAAGAAATTATAAAGATTGTGACCTACACCACAGTTATGGCATTTATAAAAGAAGTCGTTTCCTTTTTGATAAAAGAATCCCCTTGCTTTAGATTTGTTCTTGGTAGAATCCCCACAAATGGGACAAGAGCAATTAGCAAGATTATCTTTCTTCCATTTAAAGTTTCTTAATGTAGAAGAAACTCTATTTATAAACTGTTTGTCGATGAATGTTGCCATCTATTTTTCTTCTTTATCCTTTTTTTCTTCTTTCATTTCTTCAACCCACTCTTCAGCCCATTTCTTCCATTCTTGAAGTTCGGCTTCTTCTAATTTTTCTTTGTTATCTTTGTCCATATTTGTTCTCCTAAATTTTCCAATCAACAAAGTTTTCTTTCTTTGTTTGTTTGTTGAACTTACTATCGAAGTTATCACCATCAAATCCTGAACCAAATCCACCACTGGTGGCAACTTGACCTGTATTTAATAATCCTGCTTGGGCATTATCTTCTAAGTCAAATAATTTCATCTTTGCTCTGTTGATGCCTATTACAAATTTCCTATTTGATACTGCATCATTGTACCTATTCTTTAGTTGCTTTACCATAATTTGATTTAGTTCATCAAGTTCTTCTGTACCAATTAACGCAAGCATAAAGTCTGCTGTTGCGGGCAATCCAAACGATTCTGATGTATCTTCCAAACCAAAATCACTTGAAGTAAAACCAGTACGGTTTACTTGTGTTGCAGACCAGATTGGCACATTCCGTTCAACAGCAAGTCCACGAAGTTCTTCAGCAATTGCTTTGATGTATGTGTATGAGTTTATACTTGAACCCATTTTAATTCTGGATGAAGCACATATATTTAAGTAATCTACAAAGATAATATCTGGTTTAAAATCCTTCTTAATATTCAACTCATCAAGCAAATGTCTAAAGTGACTTGTACTTGCTGTTGCTGTTGGATATTCTTTTACAATCAATTTGCCATTGTTTTTATTTTGAATCTTGCTAATCTTCTTGGCATATGACATTTTTGGTAACTCTTTAAGTTCATCCATAGTAATGTCCATAAGATTTGCATCAATTCGTTCAGCAATCCGTTCCTCTGCCATTTCGCAAGTGATGTATAGTACATTTAATCCTTGTGCAAGACAACTTGATGCGTGATGACACATAAACAATGATTTACCAACACCTGTACCTGCCATAACAATATTCAAGGTTTTCCTTGGTGTCCCACCGTTTGTAATTGTGTTGAGTAAACTAATATCGAATGGAATTTTCGATTCTGTTTTGTGGTAGAATTTAAATCGTTCCTCTGCATCTTCAATATAATCGTGACCAATATGTGCATCGAAGGAAACAGATAACGCATCGGTGAGTATTTCTGGTATGGCATTTTCAGTCTTTTCACTTGTAGATTTACCATCAATAATATGAATGGATTCCATAATAGCATTGTATACTGCTTTGTCTTTACAGAACTTTTCAGTCTGTTCCAACAACCATTCTGCGTTACAATCTGTAGAACCACTGTCAATTAATTCTATAAGTTCATTTGCCTCTTTAAATTCATCTTCCGTTACCGTTGTGTTTGAACCCAAATTAATGCTAAGTGATTCTTTTGTTGGTAATGAATTGTACTTAGTAATGAATGAAGAGGCGGACACATAAACAAGTCGTTCAATCTTATCCATAAAATACTCTTCTTTAAGAAAAGGTACAACCTTTCTTGTAAACTCTTCATTCTTCAGAAGACTGTGTAGTATTATTTTCTCTATAGTCTGCATTATCTACCAAAACTCCATTTGCGTTTTCTTTGAATTCTCTTTCGAGAATGTCCACTACAACATCCCCAAGAATATTATTAAAATCTTCGTTATCGGGGTCATTTCCTTCCAATACAGTATAATCAAATTTTATATGTGGGGAGTCATCAACTTCATAAAAACTAACACGACCAAATGTAAATACTATATTTTTATATTTACCTTTTAGAATCTTTATTGCTTGATTTTCTTCTGCTAGTTCGTGCGGAACATAGGTATAATTAAGCATCGGTTGACTCAACTTCAATCTCTACTTCTTCCTCTACCGCATCACTGCCATATTTAAATTCGGAAGCAACAGCAATTTCAAGTTGTGCCATTATATCATCAGTAAAATACTTTTCGGGTGTCTTATAGATTACCTTCTCGTAAACCTTTGTTCCGTCTGGCATTTCAATGCGTGTTGATACTTTATTGAAAATTTCATACTTCAATGCAATGTCTACAAGACCATAGTAAGGATTCAATCCTTTTTTGTAATCTAACATCACATCCACCAAAGCATTTTCTTTAGTTAATCGTGATTTGTAAAGTTTACAATGGATGATATTGCCAATAATATCCGTGCCTTCTTTTACCTTCCTCTTTGAAAGATAGATGATTGTCGAAGCGGCGTACTTCAAACCAGAACCCCCACTCATTTCTTTTGTGGGGAACATAGAACCAATTACTGCATAAGTGTGGTTGGTAAGAATCAACGGAATTCCTGCTTGACCAAGTTTAAGTGTAAGCACACGGAATGTTGCTTTCACAATTTGGGCACGGGTCATATCCCTTGTTGTCTTTCCATCCGCAGTATCTGCCATTTCCTTTTCAGTAGAAAGCATACCAAGGGAATCCAATACAATCATAATTGGTTTCCTTTGGTCTTTTGTTAATGTATTATATGAATCAACAATCTTAATTGCTTGATGTCGGAATTCTTCAACTGTTGTTACAGGAAAAATGCCAACTTGTTCTGGGTTGATTCCTCTATCTGAAATCATCTCTGATGTAACTGCCGACTCTGTATCAAAATACACAATATTTCCATCGGGATTGTCACGCAAAAACTTATTACAAATACCTAACGCAAAGTAAGTCTTACCTGTTGCTGATTCGCCTGCTAATGCAGTGATTTTATTAGAAGGTATACCCCCAAACAAAGAACCACTAACCAAGGCATTAAGAGCATAACATCCAGTATCAGTCCAACTATTAACATCAGACCCATCAATACCATCTGCCGCAATCGTTGCATATTTATTTCCTGTTTCCTTAATTATACTATTTAAGAATGAATTTCTCATATCACACTCCTCATTTATGTTGTCAATTTTAAATCGTTAGGTGTTACGATTTTGGAATTGGGTTTAATTAGACCACTTCCAAATTGTGATTCATATTGAGTTTCAATTTCATCAATAACTTTCACAACCACCAATACTGCATCTTTGGGAATTTCAATACCTTCGTTTTTGAAGTCTGTAAATGGCATCCAAGGCGCCATTGCAATCCCTGTTTGTCCCGATGGGACAAGAACACAAGGATTTTTCATATTATATGAATTTTCTTTTTCTTCAACTTCGCAAAGAATTTCTTCACCACTTCGTAGTTTTATGTTTCTAATAATCATTTCTTTTTGCTAACCTTTTTCTTCTGTGATTTCTTTTTTACTGAAACCTTATTTGTAGGACTCTTACCAGATGTGTACGCCTCGTTCGTCTTTACAGTTGAGGGGTCGTCTGCTCTATATGTTCCGTCTGCTTCTCTTGCTCGTCTGCTAACACCAAGCATTCTGTCTAGTCCGTCAAATGCACTGTCAATCAATGCTTCTAATTTTGTACCTTCAATCATAATGTTTCTCCATCTGTTGTATAGTATACTCTAATTCTGTGCAGTTGTCTACTAATTTTTCGTAAGTTTGTAAATCACAATTCTTATCTTCCAACATTAGTTTGGCACTTACACGCCATTCTTTCAATTTTGATTCTAATATATTTAGAACCATTTTCTTCTGTTCTCTTTTGCTTAGATTCATCCAAAGAAACCTTCCAATGTTGAAATGTGTTCCCAGTTCCATCCAATATTTTCCAAGATAGTTTTCAATGGATTCAAAAATGCTTTATCAAATTGATGGTCGTAATCAATAAACTCATCAAGACCAAACTCGGTTGGTAAATCGTTCGGGAATGCAATCACTTGGTCCTGTCCCGCAACTCCACCAACTGGATTCGGTTTCTTCAAATGAACAAACTTGATTTTATCACCGTCCACAATCTTTCGATGCTTTTTGCCAAGTTTCAATTTACTAACATAGTGGTTGTAAATCAAACTTCCCTTGACTGCAATGGGTGTGGATTTCTGATAGATGCTTCCTCTGTCTGCATACTTCACCATACCATTCACACCTCTTGGGAATGCAATTTCTTCAATTGAAAAGTTCTCAAACTTCTCTCGGAAATCTTCAATGAATTCAATTACCGAGTCTTCATCGGTAGTTAGAATCAAATTGATTGCTTCTTTCAAAGAGTCACGAACCACCTGTGGTGTAGAACTTCGTGTTGTTTCAATACCCATAATCTTTTGCTTCGGTGGGTCATAACGAACACCTTCCGAATCAAACACACGCATCATGTATCGTTTCTTTGCAGTCCATACTGCTTTGTCTGCGATGACTTCTCGTTCCATCATAATAACATCAGGTTGCATTGCACCCATTATATCTGACAATTCTGTGTATTGCTTGTCAATGAACGGAACTAAGATTCCCTCTGATGCTTTGTTGAGGAATTCTACTACCTGTTCTTTTCTTCTGTTAGGACAAAGTTTATCCACAAGATTCCCAAGGCGGAGATAAACACTATCTGTATCACTTGCGACAACATAATCATAATCCTCTGTTCCGATTGTTTTGTTTAGATATTCGTTGAGTTTATTTGCAATCCATTGAATAATCAACTGACCACTTAGTGTGATTGCTTCTGCCAAATCTAAATCGTAATATCGTCCATACTCATTTCCCAATGCACCATAACAACTATTCAACTGAATCTTCCGAACCAACTGAAAGTTGTGGTACTTGGTTATTTCTTTGTCTGTTTCGTGGAGTAGTTTTGTCACATCACCACCCAATGCACCAGATTTCAGAATGCTTTGTCGTTTCTTCTGTGTATCAATCATCTTCCCCTTATACATCTTCCGTTCGTTGTATAACTTCTCCATGAGTGCAGGGAGGAAACCTTGATGCTTCTGATGGTATGTTGTACCATTGGCGGCAACACACAATCCCTTATCTGTTCTTTCCTTTATCATCTCCATCGCAATGTCGTTGTTGTTAAGTATAGAATCAACCCCAAACATTTTTCTGAATCCATCATCTGTCTTTGTTTCTGGTGAAAGATTCAACCAACGAATGATTGAAGGATACAAACTGGCAAGGTCAAACGACACAACCCAATCATGCATACCTGTGATTGGTTCTTTCACATATGCACCTGCATACTTTTCATTCTTACTTTGTCCACCCTTCTTCGGTGGAATAGCAATTTTGTGTTCGTGTAGGAAGTGGTAGATGATTGAATCCCAAGTTCTCAACTGACCGAACACTTCCATATAGTTTCCGAGTTTGGCAGAATACCCAAGAGTGATTGCAAGTTCCAAGAGTTTCATCTTGTCTTCTAATCGCATCACCAAACGAGTATCGAGAACATTGTATTCCATAAACTTCTGGAAGTCGTTCCGATA